CAAGTTGCACAATTTAGAATGGAAAAGATTAGAAGGAAATAAAAATATTAGTAGTATTGGTATATAAATAAAAAGTATATAAAGGTTTTGAAGTGAACCTCAAACAGTCGCAAATGACAACAATAGTTGTTTTGGTTGTAAAAGTTCATTGGGAAAATCATTAGTCTTAATAGACCTGCAATTAGTAATATTCATTGTAACTCTATTTTGGAAGTGATGTACCTTTGAACCCCCTAGATTTATCTATGGGGAGCTTCAGTTATGTAATAGGCACTTATTCTATATTAAAGGTAATATGCTTACTATTATCTTTTTTGTTGCTTATAGGTGTCTTAATATTCTTATATAAAAGGTGGTAAATTATGCACACGATAAATAAAGATACTGAAATAACAAAAGATGTTATTTTAGAAGCAATTAAATATAATGAAACTTTAAGAAGTAGGTATAACAAGTTAGAAAACTATTACTTAGGTGAACACGATATAATTAACCGTGATAAAGTAGTAGGTCTATCTAACAATAAAGTTATAATTAACCATGCGGAATATATAACCGATACAAACATCGGTTATTTGTTAGGCAATCCAGTAGACTATCAAGTAGCAACACAAAGAGATAACGAAGGTAAAGAAATACCATTATTTGACTTACAACCGCTATTAGATGTTTACAAAGAACAAATAATAACCGATTTAGACGTGGAATTAGCCGAAGATATATCTATATTTGGAATAGCGCACGAATACGTTTATATCGACGAAGAAACAAACATAGAAAGCGCTTTATTAGATAGCCGTAGTACTGTGATAGTTTATGATGATACAATCAAGCATAAAAAATTGTTTGGTTTACATTATCGTAAAATGAAGAAGCAAAAATCAAATAAAGATTATCAATTAACGTATGCAGATAAGCACGTAATACGTGAATACGAGTTAAGTGGCGGTAATTTAAAGATGTTAGAAGAACGCCCGCATAGTTTTAATGAAGTACCTTTTATTGAATATAAAAACAATCGTCGTAAACGTGGTGATTATGAAAGTATCATAACTTTAATAGACGCTTACAATATGCTACAGTCCGATAGAATAAACGATAAAGAACAATTAGTAGACGCGATCTTATTATTAATAGGTTTTGAATTTAGCGAAGAACAAATAGACCTTTTAAAAGAACATAGGGTAATTAATGGACTAGAAAAAGATATGGACGCTAAATACTTAATTAAAAACTTAGTAGAAGCGGACACGGACGTATTAAGACAAGTAATCGAAATGGCAATACACAAGATAAGTAAGACACCTAATATGTCTGATGTTAATTTTATCGGTAATTCAAGCGGTGTGGCTATTCGATACAAGTTATTAGCTTTTGAACAAAACATAGTTAAAAAAGAGCGCTACATGGAACGCGGACTAATGGAACGTTTTAAATTATATAATAATTTTCTCGTGTCTATATCCAAAATGGAATTAATCGCGACTAAAGAAGTAGACGCGGTGTTTAAACGTAATTTACCGCTAAATGATTATGAAACAAGTCAAATGATATGTAATTTAGACGGTAAAGTTACAGATGAAACATTAGTAAGTCAATTATCATTTATTAAAGACGCGAGCGAAGAAGTAGAATTAGCTAAAGAAGCTAAATTAGCAAGTATGCCCGCACCTTTATATAATTATGGTTTTGATGATGAAAATGTAGATAATGAAGACAATGACAACGATCAAGTAAGTTAGTAGGTGTTGATATGCCTAAAAAATTATTTAAAGTTATAATTGGTGGTTCTTATAAACCTTATGAATTAGAAGAAAAAGAATTACTAGAAAGAATTAAAAAAGGTTGGATAGAAAAAAAATACAATCCGATTACAAAAACCTTTACATATAAAGACTTAACTAAAACCGTAAAGACTGAAAAAATAATAAATAATTTTACTAAGAAAAATATCACAAGAAAATTAAATAATTTAGATGTAGATGTACTTAATGAATTATTAGAAATGAACAACACAGACTTTAAAGGTTTAGTTAAAAAGATATATAATACTAAATGGGAAATAGGACGTAATAGTAATTATGATGTTGAAGGTGTAAGGATAGCAAACCATAGTAATATGGCGTCTTATGGCGGTAACAATCAAAGTGCTATACAAGCTAACTTAGTGTTTGATAATAAAGTTAAATATGTAGAAACATTAGTAGATATAACTAAAGAAACGTCTAAAGAAACTTTAAAAAATGTATCTAGTAATTTAAGTTCTAAAGTTAGTTCTAATTCAAATGTTAAGTATTGGACTAAGCGAGCGGGTCAACGTTTAAGTGATAGTGAACAATTTACAAGTGAGTATTTAAAGTTGATACACGATAATAGCGAAAAAGCTAAAAAAGATATAGATAGATTAATACAAAATGTCTATAAAAATTATAGTAATGAAACTGGTTTAGATATTGAAGCATTAAAACAAAAGATTAATGTAGGTGATATTGATAATTATGGCGCACGTATTACTAGACTAGAGCAACAAAAAAGACTTATAGACGAGCGTATAAAAAGTTTTGCTAATACTGAAGCTAAATTAAGTAAAGACTTATATACCAGCTTGTTAAATGGTTCATATAATAGCTTTATTAATGATTATACGGGGTTTACTTCGTTTAATGGTATTAATGATAGACTTGTTAAACAAATACTTAATAATAATTGGAAAAATAGCAATTATAGTAAAAGAATATGGAAAAACAAAGACCAATTATCAAATAAGCTACAAGAAGTATTGCATAGTGGCGCTTTAACTGGTGCTAGTAATGCTTATATGTCTAAAGAGATAAGAAACGCTTTTGATGTTGATAAGTTTTATAGTGATAGACTTGTAAGAACTGAAAGTAATTATTTTCATAATCAAGCCGAATTAGAAGCATTAAAAGAAATGGGATATACTAAATATATCTTTAGTTCTATTTTAGACAATCGTACTAGTGCGATATGTCAAGAAATGGACGCTCAAGTAATAGAAGTAAAAGACGCTAAGGTGGGCGAAAATTTACCGCCCTTACACCCAAATTGTAGAAGTACAATATTAACTTACTTAGGTGATGATTTAATGCCTTTACAACGATACAACGCCGTTACTGGTGAATTAATTGACTATATGAGTTATAAAGATTATGAAAATAAAGCACTTGCGAACATAGACAAACTAATCACTAAAGATAAAATATTAAATGTTAGTGATAATATTGTATATACTAATTACGGTGTCAATTATGATCTAAAATCTTTAAAGTGGTTAAATAGTGAAATGTTAGAAACTAGTATCAACCAGCTAGAGTATTTAAGTAATACTAATTTAGTTGTTAGTAATGATATGTTAAGTAACGGTGGTTTAAATGTAATAAGTGGTAATCATAAAAGCGGTGCTATTGGTTATATGAGTAATGATAATAAAGAAATGTTTTTATCTAGTAAATATATGAGTAATAAAGCTAGTTATATTAAATTAATGGATAGTCAAATAAAATACGGTTGGAAAATGCCTATACTTAAAGTTAATTATGCTAAATATACACAATCGCATGAATGGGGTCACGCCGTAGAAAACTATATCATGAAAACTAAAGGAACTAACGCAAATAAGATAAAACATGATATAATAGATATAGCAATTAAACAAAGTGGAAAAACTAAAAAAGAAGTTTTAGCTTTAATGTCTGATTATGGAAAAACTAAAGATGTTGAGTTTTTTGCCGAAGCCTTTACAATGTCGCAACTAGGAAAACAAGACCACGTTATAGCAAAAGCTATGAACGAGTATTTAAAAGGGGTGTTTTAAATGGATCTATTGAAACCTTATTTTTTAACTAATGATAAATGGTTTTATCACGACGCGGATAAAATGAAATACTTTTTAACTAAAGAAGGTAAAGCTATTAATAAAGTAGTTACTAGTTATAACAAGTTTTACAAGTTATTAAATAGTCAAGATAAATAAAGTAAATAGCGTAAATAAATAGAGTAAATAAGGTGTTCACAACGCACACATGACAAGCGTTGTTTTTTTATATAAAAAATCTATAGTCGACGGACTTTAAATGGTGGGGTAAAAAATGTTAGATGATAACAATACGCAATCAACAAACACGTCAAATGTTGATGATAAAGCGGGAGAAGAAAAAGACGGTAAAGTGTTTAGTCAAAAAGAAGTAGATAAGTTGTTAGATAAAAGGTTCGCACGTTTAGAAGAAAAGCATAAAACAGAATTAGCGGAAGCTAAAAGCGAATGGGAACGTCAAGCAAAATTAACCGAAGAAGAAAGACAAAAAGAAGCGGATAAAAAACGTAATCAAGAAATGACGGAAAAAGAAACCGAATTAACATTAAGAGAACGTACCTTAGAAGCTAAAGACTTGTTAATCGACAAAGGTTTAGATACTTCTTTAGTTGGTCTAGTAGTTAATGTAGACGAAAAGGTGACTAAACAAAACGTAGACGATTTATCAAGTGCTTTTAATAAAGCGGTTGAAAAGGCAGTCACGGAAAAATTAAAAGGTAAAACACCTACAGATTATTCAAAAGGTGAGGAACCTAAAGAGAAAAAAGACCGCAAGATGTGGACTTAAAAAAAATTAAATTAAAAAGGGAGTGTTTAAAATGGCAAGACAAGACGCATTAGCTATTATATCTAATACAGAACAAGACCAACTAGCAGAAATTTACGGCGACGTAATCGAAGCCGTTCAAAAAGGTGCTATATCGGAACAAATTAAAAACACTAATTATAGCGGTGAACCTACTAGCGGTTCGGTTGAAATATCACGTTTTAGCAATGCCGTAGTACAAAACTATGGTAATGCTCGTAGTGCTGGTGAAGGTGTAGAATTAGATAATAGCGGTAAAGTTACTATTAACATTAATGAAGATAAAGAAATAGTAGAAGAAGTAGAAAGAAAAGACCTTAAATTACATGGTGTAGTAGGTTTAGCAGAACGTAGAAAAAACAACTATGCTAAAAGAATTAGTGCTGATTTAGATAGAAGGTTTTTTACACAAGCAGAAAATGAAGGTACAGAATTAACGGGCTTAAACGGTGATATTGTAGCTAAATTAGAACAACTTATACAAAATGTTGAAACTACAGTTAATCAATGGGTTGACGGTGTAGATCGTGAAATGTTAGTACTATGTGTAACGCCTTATATTTACGGTTTATTAAGAGATTATATTGATATTGTTACAAATCCTAATATTGATAGTTCACAAAATGAAATCAAAGTATTTAGAGATGTAAGGATATTTAGCAATCACAGACAAACGGCACACGCTATTTGTATGATTGAAGGTGCTATCGGTCAACCAGTTACTTATGATACTTACGATTTAGAGAAAATACCACAATCTAACGCATTTAGTTTGCAAACGTTCTTTTCTCGTGGTACTAAAGCGGTTATGCCTGATTTAATTAAGGTTGTTACTGATTTAGAAGACGAAGAATAGGGGGCGCGGGTTATGAGATTTAGAAATAAAATAACTGGCTTAATTGAAAAACCTAAAATCGAAATGGTTTTAAATGAATATAAAAGGCTTGCGGAGATATACGAGCCTTTAGACTTAAAACCACGTGATGATTTAAAACCTACACAAGAAACTACTAACGAAGTAGATTTAGAAACTTTAAGTTTTAATGAGTTAAGAAAATTAGCAAAAGATAAAGGTTTAGAAGTTGGGGCTAACCCAACTAAAGAAACTTTATTAGAAGCATTAGCCCAAAATTAAAGGGGGTGTCTTTATGTATGATACGGAACAATTAGAACGTATTAAAGGTTATGTTAAAATCTTTCATAAGGACTTAGAAGCGGTCGAACAATTTAACGACTTACTAGATTATAGCGTTAATAAAGCACTAGATATTACTTTATTATATCTAAACCATGATACTTTAGATGTAAAGTTTGAAAGGGTGGTCGCGGATATTGTAGACGCGGTTTTTACTAAGTATAAGAAAAATCAAAATGACGGTGTGGATCAAGCTATATCTAGTATGAGTGATAACGGGCAAAGTGTTAGTTTTTTCAATGAAGTAAAAAATCATTTTGCAACGGGTACAGACCGCGAAATTTTACAAAGTGCCGTACACATACTAAGACGCTATAGAAGGGTTAAAGTAGGGTTTTAATATGCAAATACCACAACAATTTAAAGAAGCTATTAAAGGTTTTTTCTATGATAAGAAAATCGCAATATTAGAAATTATTACTACTAAAGATAATGTCGGTGCTAGTAATAGTGATATTGTAGAAACTGATAATATCTTTTATGGCAATGTTAATTATTCTATATCAAAAGAGATCCAAAAAGAATACGGTTTAGACGAAATAATAGATATTGTAATCACTACAGATTATTCACTAATTAAAAAAGGTGAAGTAATTAGTTTTGAAGACAATTATTATTATATTACAGATGTTAAACCGCGAGATAGTCACTATAGGCTTATTGGTGTTAAATATGGAAACTAACATACAAATAAAAGGTATTGATAGTTTATTAAAAAAGATAGATAAGATACAAGCTATAGACGCTTTAGCAATAGTTCAAGACGCTACAATGTTAGTTAAAAACGAAGCTAAAATGTTAGCCCCTACTAATAAATATGTAAGTGGGGGCGACTTAAAGCGCTCTATATACGATCAAGTCTACTTTAAAGAAGGTCAAATCGTAGGGCGTGTTTATTCTAATTCACAATACGCAAATTTTGTAGAGTTTGGATCTGGTAAAGTAGGTGCGGGTACTTATCCACATAGTGTGGAAAACTTAAACTTAACTTATTCTAGTAAAGATAAATGGACGTATTACAACGAAGATTTACAAACATTTTTAACTACAAGCGGTTATGTTGCTAGACCTTTTTTATATCCAGCATTAAACAATAATCGCGCTAGAATAAAAGAAATAATAGCTAATGGTTATAGTAAAGCTATTAGAAAAGAATTATAGGGGGTTTTAATATGTTATATATACCGAATAAAGATATATTTAATATCCTAAATAGCTTAGGTTATGATGTATCATTAACAAGTGATAATATTATTAATCAAAAGCCTTCTATAACTTATCATGTAGAAACTAACAAGCCTAATTTAGATACTGAATTAAATATCTTATATCAAGATATAGAAGTAGTTGTGAATGTGTGGGCAGAAAGTAAAGTTAAAACAATAGAAATGACTAAAGAAATATACGATATAATGGGCGAACATGGTTATTTTGCTAAATTAATTAGTGATAGACCAACGTTAGAACCTAATTTATATCATGTATTCTTTAGATTTAGTAAAATAAAAATATAAAGGAGTGTTTAACATGGAATTTAAAGACAAAAGAATTAAAGGTCTAGGTTCAACTTTAACTAAGAAGAAAAAAGGGTCTGAAATACAAGATAAATTATTAGCACACTTAAATAGTATTGGTGGCGTTAAAATTGAAGCGTCGGAAGAAGAAATCACTACATTAGATAGTTTAGCTAAGGAATATATGGCGGGTGCTATTGAAGCGGGCGAATTATCTTTAGGTGGTATCTTTAAAGGTACGGATAGCGTCGAGCAATTAGGTATGATGTGGGCGTTATTAGAAAGTGGAAGCGTTGAAGAATGGGAAATCGATTACGGAAACGGTATCGTTTTAGAGTTAGAAGGTTTTGTAAAATCGTTTGGTACTGGTGAAGTAACACCAGACGGTCAACAAACATTCGACGGATCTATTAAAATAAATGGGTTACCCGTTGCCATAATAACGGTAGATTAAAAAGAATAACAACAAAAAAGGCGGGTCTAACGATACCGCCTTTATTTTTAAATATGAAAGGAAAGTTTAAAAATGGAAAAAATAATAAATTTAAAGTTTAAAGCTAGTAATGTTGATAAAATAGAAAGTGCTAAAGGTGCGCCTATTGAAAATGTATTAAGTGATACTACAATTAATAACATAGCTTTTATCGTATCTAACGCTTTTATTAATGAAGACGGTAAAATCGGAATACCTAAAGCGCAAGCAATGGACAAAATAGACCAACACTTAGAACATTACGACAAAGAAGATTTAATGTTAGATATTACCGAAGCCTTAGTCAATGCGGGTTTTTTATCGCGCGAACTAGACACACAAGCGATACGCGACCAAAAAGCGAAAGCGATCAAAGAAGCAAACGAGCAGATAAAAAATATGTAAATTTTGGTGAACAATGGCGCGATTTAGAGATACAAGCTATAAAAATAGGCTTGGATCTTTTTTATTTTTGGGAACTAACACCAAAACAATTTAACAAACACTTAGAAGCATATATAGAAAATCGCGAACAAGAATTAAAGCTAGATATGCAAGTTAAAGACCAGTTAAATTATTATCTAGGTCAATATATAAGTGTCGGTGTTAATAACCCTAAAAAATACCCTAAAGTACCATTTTTAGAAAAATCTAACAAACCTAAAGAAACAAACAACGATTATTTAAGTCAAAAAGGCATAAGTTGGGTTTTGCAAATGGGGGGCAACGTCGTATATAAGGATAAAGACGGTAATGTAATAGATAAAGACAATTTATAAAGGCGGTGATTTTATGGATAATACAACTTTAGAACAATTAAGCGTTTTAATAACCGCAAATAATAAAGGCTTACAACAAGCCTTAGAAGAAGTTAAAAAAGATGTTAAGGGCTTAGAAACTGAAACAAAAAAGACAACTGAAAGCATGACTAAAATGTTTACTAAGCTAAAAAGTACGGTGGCGACTTTAGGTATTGGTGCAATACTTAAAAAGACGATAGGCGACGCCCTTAATTATATCGGCAATGATACACAGTTCATGTCGACTATGAATAAATGGTCTGAAAATGTTACCGAATTTACTAACGATCTAAAAAACAAACTAGGTGTATCACGTAGTGAAATGCGTAATTTTATATCGACTATGTATAATATGTTTAGTGGTATGGGTGTAGGTGATGTTAATAGTTTTAAAATG